CTTTAGTAAAAACCTGAGGTTAAATGACCGGGGTCATCGTGTTTTATATAGCGTCCTCTCGCTCTGTCTTTTTAGACAATTTTGTTATTGGAGAAACATGGGGCTCCCATGAATCTCATGAACATGAAATCCTCTGCGGTTGCTGTTTCTTCAATGAACTTAACTCCGCCGACACTCCCATCCATACTCTCGAACTGGCAAACATAACGTTTATACCAGGAAGCAGACATATCACCAGTAGGATTATCTCCCATTAGATTGTCCGCAAAAGAATACGAAAACAGATTTGGTGAATAGAAAGGGATTTCGGCTTCTAAACCACCATTGGTGTGAGGTACAAAACTCACTGTTCCCATTTGTTTTAGCTGTGCATGGGAGGAACTCCATTCAAAGCTTTCAAGGTAGCTACCTCCAAACTCTAATAAAGATATCCCAGTACGCAAGTACGGACTATCAAAGGAACTGTTTCCTAGTATTCTAACTCTTTTCCTCATTCCTCCCTTCGTGCCTAAGTAGGCATATCGGAGATAAGAGAGCAGAGTGGGCTTACCAGAAATGGCTGACCCATAAGGAGGATCAATGTTGGGCATAATGTTGCTAATCGCAGAGACACACTTTTTGGAAGATGAAGATGCATCAACATAAGCATAACGTGTTTCCACATAACGTTTCAAAAGTGAACGAAATGAAATAGGTTCTTCTCCAAAATACATCTTAGAAATCCAATCATCGGTAGCTGTACTATCATTAAGACTAATACAAGTTACAGGTTGATCAGAGTTGTCTTTGACCATTCCGGATTCGGTACTAAACATTTCAAGGATAACAGAATCAGGTACCATACGTTCACTTGGCATGTTCGCTCCCGTAAGAGCATTGAAATGCATGTTCTCACCACGCACAAAAACATTGACTTCTATAGAAGAATCATCTGGAGACTGGATCTCGGTCAAAACCGCGACTCCAATATATCCATTGACTTCTTGATAAGCCGATGAGTTTGTAAAAGATTGATAGTTAAGAATAGATTTGGGAGCATTCATCAACCTCATCCAAGGTCGAGAAGCTGCCCATTTAACACAGAATTCAACACTTTGTGTCTCTTGAATATCTATGACCTGAATCCATTGTTTGTTCAGATCAATATCCAAATCCATTAAAGCATGTTGAGCAATATTGGGCTCATAATAAACCACAAGCTTGCCTCTATGGTATGCGGAACAAACAAAGTCAAATCTAAAGACAATATCTCCTCTCCAAAATGTGAAAGGAGTACTAGCAAAACTTAAAGCAGTGGGTTGGTAATAATCCTTAGAAATAACTCCGTTGTATATTGTATCCAACTGTGGATGAACACGACACTTGAAGATGCTGTTTGAAAGGATACTGTCAGTGGGTGCCCAAGTGAAAGTGGTGAAATAACTCTCACGAGCAGCAATGTTAGCAATTATCATGTCATCTTGATCAACTCCACATGGACTTGGATCAATTGACACTTCTTGTTTAGGATCCAACCCTATCCTCTTAACTGTACTGGCGCCTATCGTTTGACAGCCGTTCCCAAATGGACGGTTCTTGACAAAAATAGGATCACCAACAATTGGTGGTTTAGACCAACCAAATATTGAGGAAAAGGTTTTCATACAATTAAAGATGAAAGATGAAGCTGTAGCAAATGGTGCAATATAAGGCACTACCTTGAGAGCATCAGAAACTTGAATAGCAGCAGAAGAAAACTTCTCCACTGGTCCTGCTTCAAACTCATCGTCCTCCATATCTCCAGATTCTGTTTGAATGTCAATCTGTGTGGCTGTAGGACATCCTAATTGGACATTCTCCATCCAAGCAACTATTTGCACATAAGGAGTTGAAGGTGAATCACTGACAGCATTAACCTGGTTCATAGTATATAAATATAAACGACCAGCTTCTTCAATATCAGCAAATGAAGTGGTGGCAGCTATCACTGACGAGCTTTCGTTCCACAACCTGAAAGCAGGTTTTGTGGAAATATAAGGACATCTGAGCATCAAAGGCTTATTTGCCTTCACGTCAATGATACCTGACTCGGGTGCTTGAGAGAGATAATTTAACAACATAGTCCTAAAATTAGGACTAGCATTTAATACTGTCAAATTGGCATTCCTATTAGCACATGGCTGATAAGAAACCAACAATCTCCCAGAA